ATTTTTTTAAAAAAATTTCAGAAAATAATCCACATGAAGCAATTTCTATACCAGGTGACAAAAAAATGTTGAGTATGCAAAAAATGTTAGATAGAATATACTTAAATAAAGATATAACACCACAAAGTAAATTAATGTTTGTAAATGGAGATTGTACAAAATGGTCCGCTGCAGAAACATTGTCATCGTTTATTGCAATGACATTAGCATTTAAAGATAAAATTCCATCAAATATGTATCAATTATTGTTGACAACTTATAATGTGTGGTCAGATAAAGAAATACAAATACCACCAGATATAATTTCAAAAACAATTAAACCAAATTTTGACAATAAAGGGAAATTTAATTATATAAATGATGATTTAATCAAAAATGATGGTAAAATAAGGAGCACACAAAATTTTTTACAAGGGATGTTTAATTATGCATCATCATACAAAGCTGTTTGTTGTGCCAATTATACTTATTATGTTTGGAAAAAAATATATCCTGAAAGTTCTTTGTTAATTGAACATATGGAACATTCAGATGATTATGTATTAATTATTCTTTACAACAATATTGATGAATTTATCAAATTTAGAGTATTACATAAAATTATGATGAGATTTCATGGATATTCAGATAGTGATAGGAAAACAAATTGTCAACCATATTTAATGGAATTTGTTTCGTTAATTTCTTTCAATGGTGTCATGTTATATCCTCAAATTAAAAAAACAAAAGAAGTGAACACAAATTTACCATGTACAGGTTATAAACAAGATATAGAATCAGCATATTCAAGAATTGGTGAATGTATGAGAGTAGGTTGTTGTCAATCATTTTTGTATTTTTTTGAAAAATTACATAATGTTTGTGTGGCAGAGGCATATTCAATTTTACCTAAAATGACAAATCAACATACAGAAACATATAGAGAATTATTGAACAAACCTGTTGAATTATTTGGATTACCAGATATGTTGCCAATATTCACATTATATTGTAGAGGAAATGGCAATAATTATAGATTATATTTTTATGTTGATGACAAAGTTAAAAATGAAATAAAACAATTATTTAAATTTGCACAACACTGGAATATTGCTGAAGGAGTATTAACAGAAGATGTCGAATATACTTATAGTTTACTTTCAGGAAAATTTATATATGAAAAGAATAATGACAATATTGTAAAAATAAGAAGAAAATTAAATTGGGGTTATGATGACATGTCGAATTTTTGGGAAAAACATATAAGTTATAAATTTTTAAAGCCAAAAAATATTGAATGTTTAATTGATTGGATAAAGTCTATGTTCTTTAATAGAACATTTACAGAAGCATACACAAAAAGTAAT